AGGACTAGTAGCAAAATCAAAAGTATCAACTGATTCTAATTTAGAAGCTGCTTGGCAACACGGAGCAATGCGAACATGCGTATCGTTATATCGATCAATAAACACTGATCGATATATTTCCGGGCACCAATTGTCATAATCTTTTAGCAAGTTGCTTCCTTTTCATTTCAATCTTTATACGCGATGTTTCCCGGGCCTGGAATATAGTTAGCAAGGCGCCCACACGCCCCAGGCAAATCACTGCATCATTCACATCCTTGCAGCCCTCGGGCCACTCGGGCATACTTACTGCCCAGCCCAGTTCTAGTGCACGATCCACTAATCGCATGCCAGCTGGATCTTGGTCCGGTACCACAGTGACTTCTCGGCCTAAGCTGCGTATGAGTCTAGCCTGTGCATCACTCACAGTGTTGTGCATCAAGGCCAAGCCACCTATGCTGAGTGCATCAAATATGCCTTCTGTCACAATCACATGCTGCCACGCAGGTCTTTGCAAATCTGTGCCAAACACATAGCCCGGCTGCGAGTGATTGATGTACCTGGGTTGCCGGTTGTCTAAAAATCTGGCACACCACCCCACCACTTGATCATGATGCATGAACGGAATGATCACTTGTGGTCTTACCCAGTGAACACCGTCATTTTCGATCGCGGTCATCACAGGATAATCCTCCGGAACGCCACGCTGTCTCAAGTATTGCCACTGTGCTGCATGCTCAGGGGTAACCAGTTCGCTAAAAGGTGGAAACTCATCACACTCGTCAAACTTGATATCAGTGATGGCATTGGCCACTCGTTGCCGATCATCAATGATGCCATACACACTGCGATGTCGCAAGCTGTCAAGATTGAGTTGATCAATGTCACTATCACTCACGCCCAACCAAGTCAGCAGTTGCCGTGCCCGAAATCCCAGTTGTCGTCCCAAAACAAAACTGGCAGTGAACTGGCAGTTAAAGCAGTGGTAAGAAAACCCCAAATCAGTGATTTTGATCCCGCCACGCTGTCGACGGTCAGGCGATTGCCCACGATGGGCACAGCACACAGCATTGAAGCTGATCCAGCCCGAGGGCGTGGTCTTGCGTTTGCCCGGCAGTAAACTCACCACATCAATCATGCTACATTGTAACACAATCGCAACTGAGCAATCAACCGTTCCGGCAATTTATCGATACAGGAGATTGGTCACAAAACCCGTGGTAACAATCACCACTGCTGGGTTCATAGTAGGAGGACTTGGTCTATAGCCCGAACCACCTGACACAACTTCGATGCTGCTCACAGTGCCCTGGCTGCCCAAATATGCTCGTGCCACTGCACCAGCACCTGTGCCCACAATGCTGATGTGCGGTGGTGCCATGTAGCCCAGACCCGGATTGGTCACTGTGATGCCAGTGATCACTCCGTCAGTGGCCTGTACTGTGGCCTGTGCAGGCCTTGCTGGTTGATCCAAGCTGCTGAAAATGCTGTTGTTGAAGGCCACTCTCAACAGTGGGTGCCACCCCACGACCGTGATGTAAATGGTGCCAGTGTGGTCAAGATAGCTTGCAGATTCAGTCACATTGTACCAAATGCTTTGATAATTTTGAGCAGCCTGTGTTTTGATGGTGCCAGTGTAGCCCACAAGATCCATTTGTATGGTAGTGACAGCACCGGAGGGCTCAATGAAACTGCTGTAGTATTCCAAATTCTGATAAGGGTTTTGGGAGTACCCGCCTGCGTATGCGCCCTGAAGACTCCAGTCTGGATAGTCACCAGGCGAAGCTGCACCGTAATCGTTTTGTGCCACAGTGCGTGTGGTGGGTATAGTGAGCTCACGGCTGGGCAAGCTCACAGGCCAGACCGAATTCACAATGTCCACTGCGGCTCGGGCACCTGCTTGTGCGTCCACAAACACAGCTTCCACCAAGTTACCACTGGCTCGAGTGATGCTGTAACTGGCAGGCTGTGCCGTGAGTTCCACTAGATCTTGTGCCTCCAGTGTGACTCGGGCTCGTCCTGCGGTGGCGTTGATAATGGTCATGGGTTTTTCCAACAACAGTTCAACACCGTCTTGGCTGACCATGCGGAATGTCAACACACTGCCTGTGATGTTGAAGGGCTTTTGATCTTGATTGATGAACTCAAACAACAGCACATTGTCAACACCTAGATTAACGGTCAATCGTTTTGCGTACACTGGGTCATACCTATAGGGAAAAGTTGAACCACCGCTGGCATCCATCATTAACACTCGTGTGACCTGCTGGTAGATATAAGCTGTGGTAGAATACATACATTTTATTTATCGATATTTGCCTGATGATTTTGGTTGTATAAATATCATCAATGAGCCCAGATATCTTTGCCAAATTGGCCGAAAAATACCCGTTTATCACTCTTTGCACTTATGCTGCCAACGAGTATGTGGGTATCATACAAAATAGAGACGACTTTATCACCACCATCTACGACTTTGGCAGCATTGTTGACTCAGAACAAAAACGATTGTTTTTGGAATTGGCCAATGTTTGGTGGTGGGAGAGCAATCGCAGCATACCCATCAACATATTTCTCAAACACGAGTGGGAGCCATTTCGACCCTATCTGCGCACATTCACCAATCGAGATCTTGAAATACTGCACGGACCGGTTTGCAGCCTGTCAGAAATCAGTCGCAAAAAAACCAAGCGAAAATCAATCACCCTGGTGCGCCGTGTGGAGTAGATTCATGTGCAGCGATACTTGAGCTGCATAGCCAATGGCGTGAGCATGCTTGAACACAAACCCCCGGCTATCATCTCCGTCCCACACTGATTCGAACACTGTTTCCCAGGGCTGGTTTTGCAAGTGAGCCTTGCCCGGACGAATGACGCTGATAAAAGCTGCCATTCTTGGCACAGAATCTGGCCTCATGCTTTTCAACAACTCAGTATAGTTGCCCACATGCACCAGTTGAGCAGCCCAGTCTGAATCCTGCCACAGTCGAGACCAAGGTGGTTCCTGTGCCAACAGTTGATTGTAGTGATCCGGGTCACGAATCAACTGGTACACACTCATGTTCAGCAGGTCGATCTTGAAGTAGCCCCGAGACTCGGCCTCTTGATAGTCTATGGCCGCACACCCCAGCACAGGATCCCGGGGTATGTTGGTCACATACACACCAGAATTGTGCCGGCGTGCTTGGCCATTCACGGTTTGTCTTGCTGGAGTATGACGTATCACGGCCAGCAGTTGATCTCGGTCAGCCAGATCGATGTCAATATCGGCACTCATTACCAACCTGCTTTCTTCAAGATATCCCGAGCATACTCAACATCGGCTGGATAGTCTCGAAATCGTTTTTGCCAGGCATCGGCATCGATGTAGGGCCAGATTGCTGCGACCAAGTCTGGCGGTAAATTGCCCAGAAATTCCTGCCCAGAATCCGAATTGTAAATAGCCCAGGCACTGATTCTACCCGCTGTGATGGCATGACCGATCACATTGGCATTGCCGTATCGCATGCAATCCTGTGCCGGACTACCAGTGGTTTCTTGCCAGGCGATACCAAACTCCATGGCTCGAGCAAGAGCATCGTCCACAGTTTCCATACGCAAGTATTGGATCAAGAACTCGGTGTACATGCTGTCACGGCACCAGTGATCAATTTTTTTGTTTTGTTTCAGCAACCATGTCATGAATTGTTCGGGATTGATCACTCGGGTGTTCACACAGTAACGACCGAATCGCACAAATGCTCGATAGTAAGGAGATTCAGCAAAATCCTCAAAGGTCTTGAGTTGTGCCGACCCTTGACACAGCTCGTAGAATTTGAGATAGCCATACATGGCCAGTCTCACACCAGGTTCGTTTTGCTCCAGACGCCGACGACGAGGTTCGCACGAGTGCACTGCAAGACTGCTCTCTCGCACAAAGTCTCTTTTGCAAAACTCACACTGATGTGTCATTGTTCCTGACCGTGCTGCTTGATATACTCGGCTAGTTCTTTTTTGGTGGTAATCTCGGCCAGCAAATCAATTTCGTCACTTTTGAAATGCGGAAACAAGTTGCTCAATTGTTTTTTCACAGAACTGGCACCGGGTTCCTTTTTGCGTGGCGAGATCCACTGATGCCGTTGTGCACCCAGATCTGGACTCACTGTGGTAGCACACAACCATTGCAAGTCTGGCAACTTGCCCAAGGAGAAAAAGTGTTTGTTCAATCGCTCGTTGGTGGCGATCACATAGAATTCCTGCAGTTCACGGGCACCTTGCACACCACTGGCCCAGCGTATCATGAGATAGTTGGAAAACTTCTTGCGCTCTTCGGCGGTGAGATCACGATAAAAATCACGGTTCTTGCAATCCAACTCACGCATTTCGTTGGCAATATTTAATTTGTCACTCATTTTTTTTACTCAGGTGATATATCACTATAGCACGATCCAAGGCATCCTGTAAAGCAGGATTGGTTTCGGCGGCTCGACGAATGTTGTCCCACAAAAGGTTTTGTTCAAGATCTTTTACCAGTCCTGCTGCCTTTAGGCTTTGCCCAATCATGTGACGCTCTGTGGATCCCGACTCTCTGGCATACACAGTTTCTCCCCTATCGGGGCTTTCGTAGATGTAGGTAGCACCAGGTTTAAGACTTCCCATGTTCATAACCCCATTCCAACAACACCCAGTCAAGGAATCGTTGTACAGCATCATGATCTTGGGGATAGGTAGCACTGTACAATTCTGCTATGCGTGTGATTGCTCGAATAAGTTCGGGTTCAGTATATGGCATGTTACCAGGCTCGGTTGTAGTCCACAATCTCACAATTGCGACTGATGTCTTTCACAAAGTACACACAGGGTGGTGTCTCTCCAGCGGTCAACGGCACACATAACATTTGTCCGTTCTTGAGTTTGGGTGCATGCCAAGTAACTTCATGGTACACATCCAGGATTTCGATATCGGGGAAACTGGGACGGAAACTTGACAGTGGATTGAATTCAAACACACGGAATCCACGATCATTGATGGATGTGAGTGGCAGTGCTTCCAGGTCACCCAGGTCAGGTTCCCCAATCAGGATCTGCCAGTCAATGGGCATCTTGATGCGATGTTCGCCAATTCTCAGCACCAAGGCTGGACTGGTAAAGCTCTCCAAAAAGATCAAGGGAATATAAAAATAATCCGGGTCCTTGGGGTCGCTGTTGTCCAGAATGGCAAAGCGCATGTCGTCCACTTCGTCGGGCAAGTGGTTCAAATCAAATGTAGCGTTGTCAAGAGTTAGTATTTGCATTGTTATATAATACACTGGCAGGTTCGCAAAGTCAACAGTTATCTGATCTTCATCCAGTCTAGTTTTTCTTGTGTGAAGGGATAGTTGGCTTCCTTATAGAAAGTTTTTCTTTTGGTCAAGTGACGTTTAGCAAATTTACATGTTGATGTTATGTCCCAGATTTCCACATGGTCCTTGTCTTCTGCTTTCCTAATACCACGTCCAATAGATTGGATAACTCGCACAAAGCTCTTTCCGGGTTCCACAAGAACCAAATTAAAAATCCGAGGAATATTAATACCCACAGCGGCCACACCATAAGTCTCCACAATAATCTTGTCAGAGCTTTCAGCCACTTGATCATATTCATCCTGTCTTGCCTTTGCTTTGGTAGCGCCCGATACAAACACAGCTCGATCACCCAGGCGTTCT